AGATTATTTTTAGCGATAGTTTATATGCATTTACTGAATTTATAACTTATGGCAACGCAAAGAGAAGTATCAGAACATCTTGGTTTATCTGTTGCTAGCATATCTGAATTAATTAAAAAAGGCGTATTACCATCTAAAAGAGGTCGTTCACCACTTGATATAGATGTTTGCAGACACTCATATATAGGATATTTGCGTAAATTAGCAGGTTATCACAAAAAAAGTGGATCAGGAGACATTGCAGAAGAGAAAACAAGGCTTACAAAGGCACAAGCAGATAAAGCTGAGTTAGAAGTGTCAGAATTAGAGGGCAAACTAATACCTGCAACACTTGTACAAGATACTTGGGTTGATTTTGTTGCAAATGTCAGGGCAAAGCTGCTTGGTATGCCTTCAAGACTTGCACATCAAATGATTGCGACTGAAGATTATGCTGAAGCAGAAAAATTACTAAAAGATTGTGTATATGATGCACTAAATGAACTAGCAGAAAATGGAATACCTACAGAATATGCAGGGCGTGTTGAAAAACACGATGCAGACATTTAAACCACCACCTGATCTTAAAGTTTCAGAATGGTCAGATAGATATAGAAAACTATCACCTGAATCTTCAGCAGAATCAGGTCAATGGTCAACCTCAAGATGTCCTTATCAAAAAGAGATTATGGATTCTTTTAACGATCCTTTCATTGAAAGAATTGTAGTAATGACTTCATCGCAAGTTGGTAAGACTGAAATACTTCTTAACGCTATTGGCTACTACATTGATCAAGATGCTTCACCAATACTTGTAACGCAACCAACACTGCAAATGGGTCAAGCATTTAGTAAAGATAGATTATCAGCAATGATACGAGATAGTGAAAAGCTAAAAGGATGTGTTAAGGATGCAAGAAGTAGAGATAGTGGTAATACCACGATGCACAAAAAGTTTGCAGGTGGTCATATATCAATTGTTGGATCAAATAGTGCAAGTGGTCTAGCATCAAGACCAATAAGAATATTGTTGATGGATGAGGTTGATAGGTATGAACTATCAGCAGGATCAGAAGGATCACCTATCTCTCTTGCTATTGCCAGAACAAAAACATTTTGGAATCGTAAGATTTTTATGTGTAGCACTCCGACTATAAAAGGTTTATCTGCTATTGAATCTGCTTTTGAAGAATCAGATCAACGCTACTACTATGTGCCATGTCCTGAATGTAATAAAAAGCAAGTTCTTAAATGGAAGAATGTTGTCTGGGAAGAAAACAAGCCTGAAACTGCTACTTATGCTTGCGATCATTGTGGCTCAGTTATAGAGGAATCAAAAAAGCAATGGATGCTAAAACATGGTGAGTGGCGTGCAACAAAAGAAACAGAAAATACAGCAGGTTTTCATATATCTGAACTTTATAGTGTTTGGTCCACTTGGGGGCAAATGGCAACTGCATTTTTAGAAGCTAAAAAAAATCCTGAAACATTAAAAACATTTATTAATACCAGTCTCGGAGAATCATGGGAAGAGCAAGGTCAAAGTTTAGAATATGACACTTTACTAGAAAGAAGATTGAACTACGATCACACAACAGTTCCAGAGGATATATTGGCAATAACTGTTGGAGTTGATACACAAAAAGATAGACTTGAACTGCAATGCGTAGGTTGGGGTAAAAACTACGAAGCTTGGGTGCTTGATTACAAAATACTTTGGGGTGATCCCAATGCTCTTGGATGTTGGAATGATCTTGATGCATATTTGAAGAAAAGATTTAAAACTGAATCAGGAAGATACATACCAATCTCTTGCACCTGTATTGATTCAGGTGGATTACACACCAATCAAGTCTACGCCTTTACTAAGCCAAGACAAGCAAGACGAGTGTTTGCAATAAAAGGTGCAAGCATACAGGGCAAGCCTATTGTTAACAGACCAAGTTATGTAGGCAAAAATAAAGCTGTTCTCTACACACTTGGAGTTGATACAGCTAAAGAAGCAATCTTTAACAGACTTGCTGCTGAACCTGAAGATTCTACTTTGCACTTTTGTTTAGATTTAGATGAAGAATATTTTAAACAGCTTACTAGTGAAAAGCGTATAACCAAATGGGTAAGAGGTAAAAAGCAGTTAGTTTGGAAGCAGATAGGTAAAAGAAACGAAGCTCTTGATACTTTAGTTTACAATTTTGGTGCTATTTACATACTAAATCCAAATTTTGATGTTATAGAGCAAAAGATACTAGATCAAGGCACATCAAAGCCTAAAAAACCTAAAAATCCAAACAAAATAAACATAAAAAGAGGTAATTTTGCTACTAATTGGAAGTAGATATTGACAAAAACAAAATGGTTCATAATGTTATAAGTAGGTGTATCTATAACATTTATGAGGATTATTGTTGACTAACAGATTCGATAGAACAAATTATCCAACTGCTGAACCTGCAAAACTTGTTGCAGGCGACAGATTTACATGGAGAAGAGATGATCTAGCTAATGATTATCCAGTTGGAAGCTTTGCTTTGACTTATGAATTCCATTCTGATGTTGGCGGTGGCGGAAGTAAGAAATTTACAATCACTGCAACTGAAGCAGATAGCACCTATTACATTGAGGTTGGATCATCAACTACAGCAAGTTACGCAACAGGTGATTATATTTGGGAAGCCTACATTACTAGGAGTTCTGATTCTGAAAGAATTATGGTAGATTCTGGAAGAACTGAAATTACAACCAATCTTGCAAATACAAATGCAGATTTGAGAAGTCATGCAAAAATTGTTCTTGATTCTATAGAAGCTGTTTTGGAAAACAGAGCAACAATGGATCAAAGCTCAATGTCTATTGCAGGCAGATCGCTTTCAAGAACTCCATTACCTGATTTGATGGAGTTAAGAGATAGATACAAAGCTGAATATTTAAAAGAAATAAAACTAGCTAGAATCAGAAACAAACAAGGATCAGGCAACACTATTAAAGTAAAGTTTGGTTCAACTTCAACTATAAATCCAACAGACTACACATAATGGCTTGGTACGATAATTTATTAGGCAATAACAAAAAGAAAGCTAAGAAAAGAGCTTTTAAAAGGAGTTATCAAGGTGCAAACACAGGAAGATTGTTTGCAGACTTTTTAACAACCTCAACAAGTGCCGATGCAGAAGTCAAAGACAACCTTAGAATACTAAGAGATAGAGGTCGAGAGTTAGCTCGCAACGATGCATATATCTCAAGATACCTTAACCTGATGGTATCGAATGTCATTGGCAAGCAAGGCGTAAGAGTAAGCTCCAAGTCATACAATGATGATAGATCATTGGACTTAGGAGCTAACCTGCTGATTGAAAGATCATGGAAGGAATGGACACAACTAGGCAACTGTACAGCAAATGGAAGATTATCATTTTTAGATTGTCAAAAAATATTCATTGAAACTTTACTTAGAGATGGTGAAGTATTAATAAGAAAAATAAAAACAACAGATTCAGATTTTGGTTTTCAGATACAGTTTTTAGAAGCAGATCATTTAGATGAACAAAAAAATGATAATACTTTACCCAATGGCAGAAGTATTAAGATGGGTGTTGAGGTTGATAGAAACGATAAGCCTGTTGCTTATCATCTATTCAAAAAACATCCTTACAACAATACATATCCAAAACCTGCTCAAGAATATATAAGAGTTCCTGCTGAAGAAATAATACACGCATACTTACCAAACAGAGCAGAACAAACAAGAGGTGTATCTTTTATTGCACCTGTTATGGCTAATGTAAAACAACTCAATGCATATCTTGAAGCAGAGATAGTAGCTGCAAGAGTAGGTGCATCTAAGCAAGGATTCTTTATTTCACCAGACGGAGATGGATATGTTGGCGATGGCGATTTTGAGGACACTTTCAATCCCACAATGACTGCTCAAGCAGGCGTATTTGAACAGTTGCCAGCAGGTATGGATTTCAAAGCTTTTGATCCATCACATCCAAATTCTGCTTTTGATTCTTTTACAACTAGCGTATTAAGAAGTATCGCAAGTGGTCTAAATATTTCATATCATTCATTATCTAACGATTTAAGTTCGGTAAATTACTCTTCAATCCGTCAAGGTGCGTTAGAGGATAGAAGTGCTTATCAGATAATGCAACAGTTTATTATTGAGCATTTTATCGATCCTGTTTTTAAATCTTGGTTAGAGATGGCAATGTCAACAGGTTACATAAATCTTCCAATGGGTAAGTTTGATAAGTTTGCTAGAGGTATAACTTATATACCTAGATCATTCTCACACATTGATCCTTTAAAAGAGATGCAAGCAAATGTCATAGGATTACAAAACGGAACAACAACCTATAGCGATATATCTTCTGCTTTTGGAAGAGATGTCGAAGAATTATTTGAACAACATCAAAAAGAAATAGCACTAGCAGAGCAGTATGGTATTGAGATAGCGTATCAACCTTTTGGTCAGAAGATGCCTGTTGAAGCTAACATACAGGGAGGATCAGACGATGAGTAAACATAACTTAACTGATTTTCCAACAAAGGGTGAAGATAAAAAAATATCACTACGCAACTCTAACTATCCACAATTTGATTATGATTTTATTGCAGGTGTAAAAGAAAATGATAACGATATTTACAAAGCAGGCGGAAACATTAGAGGAAATGAAGCTTTTAATTTGTGGACAAAAGCAAGAGCAGGAGAAGAAACCGATGGTGTTTTAGATTGGATTAAAGAGAGAGAAGCTTGGGCAGCAAGACATTTTGAAGATGGATCACAATTTAAATCAGGAGACAAAGCAGCTCGACCATCAAACATTGCAGGCGTGATCGCACAAATGAAATGGGGTGTAATAGGAACATTAGGTGAACAAAGAATGAAAGATGTTGTTTTAGAAGCAATTAAATATAGAGAAGGCAAAGAATCAGGATCAGCTAGTCAGGCTCAACAAGATAGACAAGTATCTGATGCTGTTGAAAAAGGTCTTAGAGAAAAAGTTGAAAAACATAATGAAGAGGTTGGAAATGTTGCTTCTAAAAGAACAACTTACAGAACACTACTTGCAGTCTTTGAAAGAGGTATTGGTGCTTACAAAACCAATCCTGCTTCAGTAAGACCTAATGTAAGCTCACCTGAACAATGGGCATACGCAAGAGTTAATAGCTTCTTATTTGCTTTACGCAATGGGAGGTTTCAAGGTGGGAAGCATGATACTGATTTGCTTCCTGAATCACATCCTTTATCAAGCAAAGAGGAGAAATCTATGGAAGATAAACAGGATAGGCATATCCTCAATGTAAGCGAAACCGATGATAAAGTTGTTGTCGAGTTTGCAAAGCATCACGAGGATGAAGAAGAAGGCGAAGAAATGGAAATGACTGAAGAATCAAGACCTTACCATGATGAAGATGAAGAAGAAAAAGATAGGAAAGTAGTTAATCTAAAAGTTAATTACAGAACTGTTGATCTTACTAAAGCTCATCATATAGACGAGGAAAAAAGATTGGTTCGAGTAGGCGTTTCTAGTGAAGAGCCTGTAGAGAGAAGTTTTGGAATGGAAGTTCTAGGACACTCAGAAGATGAAATAAACATGGAGTTTATGAAGTCTGGAAGAGCGCCATTATTACTAGATCATAAAATGGATCAAGTAATTGGTGTTGTAGAAGAATTTAAACTTGATCAGACTGCTAACAGGACAATAGCAGTAGTAAGATTTGGTCGATCTGCTTTAGCTGAAGAAGTTTTTAGAGATGTGCTTGATGGAATACGCATGAATATCAGCGTTGGCTATCGAGTTGATAAATTAACAAGAATGAAAGACAAAGACGAAAGCTACTATAGAGCAAGTTGGACACCTCTTGAAGTTTCAAGTGTAAGTGTACCTGCGGATCAAAGTAGGC